CTTCTCCAGACCAATCTCGTTTAAAATCTTCAAACCAACTCATAAATGAATCTGCCTTTTCTTTGTACGGTTCTAGTAATTGCCGAATTCCTAAAAGGGCTGCGGTTATTATTCCTACCGTTGCAAAGATAGTAATTATCATGTTGTTGGTCATTCGATTTTTTTGCCTCTCTTGAAGTTACTTCTTAACACCTAATCCGTAGGACTTATCTTTTGGATTTAGTGCTTTAGCCAATGGGCCAAGAAGACCAGCAATAAAAGCATTTGCTAAAGTCTTTGGGTCTGTAATACCGCTCATATATAAAGCGGCAACTGCGGCTGCTGCTGCACGTAAGTACGTGGCTGCTGCGGCTTCTAGTGCTTTCTTATCCATACTTCTCCTTACAAAGTGCCCAACCTCAGAACAAATAATCCCTTAATCTTCTCGATTACGCAGGGGATACGTAATTGCCCATGCAACTAATGTTGCTAAAATTGCATATCCAACGATAGTTTTTGCACTTCCATCAAGTACAACCCAAGCAATGAACATTCCTAGGAGTGTCCACAGTTGGTCAACCATGTCTTTAAGTAGTTTCATCATTTAGTACGTCTCCTAAACGTTCTCTTTGGTTTGTCATTTCCAGCAGCAGGTCCACCAGCGCCACCGCTACTGCTTGGCGTTGTACTTCCTGTTGCAGTTGTTGCTGCACTAACAGCGGCAGTTGTTGCCGCACCTGTTGCTGCCATTGTTGCTGCATTGATAGCGGCTTGCCCAGCAATTACTGCTGCAACAATAATTTTCTCCGACTCTTCTCGCTCTTCAGCAGACATGTCAGCACCAATATTTAATACGGCTGTTAATGCTTGTCCTGGATCATCAAATATTGCACCAATAAATTCAGCAGGACTTTCCAATACAGTAAGCGCCGCTGCTACTTCTGCAGTAATTATAACTTCATTACCATTTTCATCTTGGCGAACCTCAACAGGAGTTTCTGCTGGTAAATCTTCGTAAGTTAGTCCTGCTTCTTCAATCGTTTCAGCGGTGACCGCTTCTCCATCTGCAGACTCAATTAAGGCTTCTGCAACTAATTCTCGTTCTGCTTCAGTAAACTCTCCATCTTCAGAAAGTGTTTCTGCAAGATTAATTACCTCTTCTTGTGTAATTTCACCATCTGCATCTAGTGCTTCTAAAATCTCTTCTGCATCAGATTCTGATAATTCGCCATCACTAGCCAAATCATCTACTATAGAATCTTGGTCTTCTAAGGAAGGTTCAGATGAATCATCAGGAATTAATTCAGGCTCTGGAGCAGGCTCAAGAACGTCTTCTGGTTCTGGCTCAGGAACAATCTCAGGTTCTGGGTCTGATGGTTGCTCTTCTTCAACAGGAACGTCAGGATCGGTTTCAACAGGCGGTTCAACAGGTTCAGGTTGAGAATCAGGAACTTCTACAAAGACTGGCTCTGGTTGAGGCTGAAGAGAAGGTTGAGGTTCTGGAACCATCTCAACTTCGGGAAGTAGACTGATTGCAGCAGTTAACTCCGCTGCTTTAATATTTAAATTTGATTCAAGAGTTGTTTTGGTTGCTATTGCGGCATTTATAGTGTTAGTTAATGATGTTGTATTAATACTGTTTATATTAGATGTATTAAGTGTGTTCTGAGCAACAACTGGACTAAGACTTTGATTTAATTGAAAAATAGTTGAATTTGCTGCATCTACTGCCGCTTGTATTCCTGCTATGTTGTTATTAACAATAGGAGTAAATTCTGGTCCTTGGCTTATTTGCCCAGCAAAACTAACGCCAACATTAGTGTCTGTAATTTCTGTAATTGCTCCACCCGCAGTTTCTCTGTAGTTAAATCGAGCCCCGTTAGGAATTGGTCCAACTGCTGATACTGTTGCATTCCATGCTCCATTTACTGGGTTTACATCGGCATTAAATCTAACTTGAGCCATTTGGGTAGAAGCATCTTGTTGTGGGAAGGGTCTTAAATCCCACGCAATGTCTAACGTAGATTCTGTTGTTGCATATGTAATTCCAGTTCCTGTGCTCCAAGTAGTCCAATCCCAACCAGCAATAGATATAGATGGTGCATTTGGAGTAGAGTAATAATTAGCGCCTTCATTAACCCCAAATGTAATAGTTGCATTTGATCCTACATAAACATTGTCATATAAAACTCCACCCATTAATAAATCAAAAGGAAGATTCATCAGTACACCAGCATCATCTACACCAGCCAAAACATTAGTGCTTGTACCAATGGTTGCTTGTAAGTTATTCACAGCAGTTTGAGCCGCATCAATAGCAAGATTGGCTTGAGTTAACTCTGTTTGAGCAGTTGATTGCGCTGTAACTGCTTCTGTTTTAGCAGTGGAAACTTGAGAAACTTCGGTTTGAGCCTGAGATATTTCGGTTGTTAAAGTTGTTACAGCAGTAGTTGCATTTATTACAGATGTCTTAGCATCAACAATTACTTCAGAACTTTGAGTTAATTCTGTTGTTTCTGGATCAATAGCAAGCACTGTAGTTGTTACAGATTCAACAACTGATACTTTGTCTTGCACTTCTGTAATTGCTGATGCAATATCTGAAACTGCAGCCTGTGCTTGAGTTAACTCTGTCTGTGCCTGAGAGACTTCTACAGCAGCATTGGCTGTGGCATCGATAGCCTGTTGTACTTCGGTCGTTGCAGTTGATAAGGCTGTATTTACTGCTTGTTGTGCAGGACTAACTATTACTTGTTCTTGATTTTCATTTGCATAGACATCTTGAGACATGCCAAATACAAGGAAGAGAGTAACAACTCCTCCACATAAAATAAGTCTTCCAGTATTTAGTAGTACAGATAGTGCTGCGAATGGACGCAGTATTTTCAATTATTCCCCTCGGAATGTTAAAGCCCAACTATATTATAGCGGCTTCCAATTTCTATTTATAATGAACTTACCTGCAGTGTTCTGTGAGTTAACTGACTCACCCTGTACGCCTTTACCAGGTGATGCCCAAGTAACAACACTTGGATTTGCTTTTGATTTGTATCCTAAATTTGTATTAAAAATAAATTCTTGTTTTCTAGTTTTACGATTTGGATTTATAGTTAATGGTTTACGATTTAATTGCGCCATTAATCTAATCCTCCAACAAAACCAGCAGCAGTTCCACCACTTCCCAAACCACTATTGTCTGAAGCAGACTCTCCTGAATCATTCATTCCTTGTTCTCTGCCAGGTATTGTTCCTTCACGAGGATCGGTTCCAGAACTCATTGCACCAATTATGTATGGATAACTACCAAACCAAAAGCCTGCACCCGAATATCCTGATTCACGTTTACGTCCAAATCTACGCCGTTGTCTTTCTTCTGCATTTTCTGCTTTATCAAATTGAGAAGATAAATTACCTGCCATTTGACTCACTCCATATCTTCCATATGTACCACCTGGTCCGCCAAATATTCCTTTGCCAGTACGGTAGTAATCACTGCCTGCCATAGTTAAACACTCCATTAGGATCAAATACTTGAAGTGAATTTAAAACTAATTTGTTACCTGTCTTTCGTGCATGGTGTCCACAAAAGTATAACTCGCCATTTGCTAGTGTTGCTCTAACCATTGCTTGGGCGCCACATTTGTCACAGCGCTCTGTAACTGCAATAGGTCTTTGAGTATCTATAGCGATTGACATAGGTTAATTTTGCCCCCTTTATCGATTACTGTATGCTCATACCAGAAGGAGCAATAATGCCAGTATACCAGTACGCCTGTGTAAGTTGTGATCTTGATTATGAGAGAGAGCGTAGCATCAATGACCCAGAAACAAAATATTTCTGTGAAGTATGTGGCTACGCTCTAATTAGAGTGTACTCCCCTGTTACAACCGTCTTTAAAGGCGGCGGTTTTTACAAGACAGATAATCGTTAGTTGTAGTTAGGGTCATCCAACTTTGCTGCAGGAATTTCTTCTGCAACTGTTTTAACTTCAGCAACACTAGGAGTAATTTCAGTAACAGTATCGGTTACAGAAGTAGCCGCTGCATTAGAACCACTGCTACCAATAAGAAGACCAGCAAGTGTTCCTGTAATAAAAGTTGCTACGCTACCTAATACGTTAAAGAACATTTTATCGTTTTCAGATTGTCCATTAATTGGTTGTGTAACAAATATGAGGGCATACATAATTCCAACAGCGGTTATAAATAGAATTGAACCTAATGTAATTCCTAATATAAACTTTAATCTTGCATCTAAATCTTGCGGTGATAGTCGTTCTTTAGCCATTTTGTGTTCCTTCTGTTTCTTCTCGACCAACTAGATCTTCTGGACATGCCCCGTTGGCTGTACAGATTGGTGGCTTGCACTCTGCATTTTCCCAATTTGCAGGATCTTGACAAGGATACCTGAAGTGCCCATCATAACCACAACTTGAAAGAAGGGCGGCCAGAATCATCGTAAAGAATACTTTTTTTAACATAGACCAATTATCAGTCCTGTTGGATACCTAGTCTTTCTAAATACATCTCTTTTTCGCTCATTAGATACTCTTCAATACGTTTATATTGAATTTGGGTCTGTTCTTCAGTTGCTTTTATCTGTTCTTCAGTCATTTCTCCACTTAGTTCTTTAAAGGTTTCAACGGCAAGGTCTAATTGATTTTTAATTAGGGCTGATCGTAATTGAGCCTGATTCCAAAGAAACTCAGCATGCTCAATCTTTCTCTGTTTTTTCTTATCTTGAGTTTTAGACATTCCTAAATCCTACCATAATTTTAGAAGAGCAGTTTTTGCGTCCTCATACTCAGGAGGCTCATATTAAGTTGTTACTGTAGAGTAACTTACTTGACATGTGGTTTACATCACAAAAGTTACTTATATTGTTCTTTTTCTATGTATGGACCTGAAGTAAAGGCTGTAAGTTTTGCGGCAATCTCCATAGCCTTCATTGGCTTGGCTCCAGCGTGTAGAGCACCTAACGCATAACTAGCCCCAGAACCAACCGCATAGGCTCCATCCATACTCCTCATTACAGCCAGATCCTGATCGACATCAAACAGTTCACCACCAACAGCCATCAAGAATTGGAATCGTAATCCTTCTTTAGATTTATCGTGGTCCTCATTAAAGTCATATCCATTTTCAGTTAAACATTTTCTAAGGGAAGGCATAGCCTTTGCAATCATAAAATGGTAGACATCTTTAGAATCTTTAGCAGTTAACTTTGGTGGATTCCAAATATGTTGAGCAATATCGCAAGGAGACACTTCTCCAGAACCAGCAATTATAAAATCACCACGTTCAGTAATTTTTGCCATTTGTGGATGTCTATAGATACGACCACCATCATCTGTTACTTGATTATCTGCAAGTAAAACACAACGATCTTCGTATTGAACTCCAATGATTGTTGTCATGACACCCCTTCAGTAGAAAGCCCCCTAAGAATACCAGAAGGTTCTTAGAGGGCTATGGGGGTAAAATGTCCAGTTTATAGGAGTTTGACCAGTTCTGCCCAGGTCTTGGGGCCAACAATTCCGTTAGAGTCCAAAATGTCGTGATTGTCTTGGAATGCAATTACAGCCTTCTTTGTGGCTGGTCCGTAGTCTCCATCAGCCATTAGCCCAAGTGCACGTTGAACAACCTTTACGTTATTTCCTTTACTTCCAGGGTTGATAGTTCCTGGGAAGGTTGGTGTATCCGAAACAGGGACGCTTGCTTCAACTTCATTACCAACATAGTTGGGGCGACCAAATCCAACAATAGATACCATGACCTTCTTCTTATTAGGTATGTAACCACGAACCTTCTTGCAAACTTCGCCACCATTACGTTGATCACCTTTTGCAGTTCCTGCAGTATTGCCCTCAATGCAGGTGACTGTTCCATCTCCATTATTCGACACAACAATACCTACGTGGGAAATTCTATCTACACCATCTCCTGGAAAATCAAAATAGGCTATGTCTCCTGGCTTTGGAGAGGCATCTTTTGCATCTACCCAGGTGCCCATCTTTCTAAACGCAGTTGCACCAGCCACAGTTGAAACAGTGTTAGGAACCTTTACACCTGCTTGATTAGCACACCACATAACAAAAGATCCACACCAAGGCAAGAAATCAGCCTTAGTAAATTTGCCGTACTTAGTCTGGTTATCTTTTGGACCCTCAATAGTACCAACTTCTTTTTCTGCAACCTCAATAATTGCTGCTGCTGTTCCTTTTTCTGCCATGTCTAATCCTTACTCTGGAATTGTGTCATTAAATTTATCTAAGGGAATCCGCCAAGAATTCTCTGGAGGGTAATGATACTCATCCTTTGTGCATTCCTCAACGGGAAGCCATCCATAAACTTCAACCTCTGAGTAATAATCACGGTCTAATACTCTTGCTCCTACAAGAACCACCCCTGGTCTGATGTCCTTGGGAAATACTGGGATCTCATCTTTAGTCCTTACAGACTTTACTTCATATACTGGCATTACATCTGGAAAATCTTTTCGGAAGGAATGCTCTTCATTGGTATAGAAAGGAAATACAAAAGGCTGCTTATACAACTTGGCCACAGCATACTCCGCCACAATAGTACGAACATTGGCAGCAACCTCTGGTTCTAAGAATCTCTTATTATCTCCAGCATAGTTAGGACGATCAACAGAGCCCCACTTAATCATCCAGCGATTTAACGCAATATCAGCGCAGGCACGGACCTCTTCTTTAGATAGGGTAACAATCATTACCCCAACCTATCACATAAATTGTTTGAAGTGTCCAGGATGAATATTAGTAGGCACGTACTCTTTGCCCATACGTTCGTCATGACTTCCTTTATCAGTAAAGTTAGTTGTCATGGCTAGATGACCACCTTTAAAGTTCTCTTTTCGCTCACCTAATCCTGGCTGACGATAAACTGTTACTGGCACATGGGAAACGCCCTCAGCCATTGCTGCTTCTAATCTATGATGACCCTCACCAACAACGCCCCATTTATTAGCGTGATCATATGCAACCATAATTGGATTAGTAATACCTTTGCCGCTTTTAATATCTCCTCTAATTCCAGCAACGGTCTTAGCACTAGAAGGCTGTGCATCAACACCTAGACGTCTATGTTCCATCAAAGGAATTAGGCGCTCAGTTCTAACCATGCCAGTAGCACTCTCACTCTTATCTCCTTCAAGATGACCTTTACCACCTGCTTTTCTTATCTGAACATTCTCAGGAACAGGAACATTAAATTGTTTTTGATTTAACATTATGCTTTCCACTTCCTTGGTGGAGTGTATGTGCGTGTGCGATCTCTCTTATCACTTAACTTAGTGACAGCAGTTACGTGCACGGTGCTGCCCTTCTTAACAGGAATCTCATTCTCCCAATACTCATCAAAGACTTGATTTTTCTTTAAAACGTCAGGGCGAGTTTCACGACTCTTCTTAGATACTTGTCCTTCAATTACAACACCAGATAAATGACCTAATCTTCTTGCAAAACCTACTGCTCTCTCTGGATCCTCTGTCCAATGCATGCCGAGGGGTTTTTTTACATCGGTAGTAGAACTTAACCCACGATAGAGAGTGTGAAATTGTTTAGGAGATAAGTTACTCATCTTCTTCCCTTGGCTCAGATGTCTTGCGCTTCTTCACGTTGTAACCTAACTTTGGCCCTTGCATTAAATCTTTAATTCCTTCAGCATTAGACATCTGTGTCTTGTTTAAATTGCTATTTACCCACGCAGCAATGTAATCGTTTCCGCCCTCTTCATTTACATCTTTAACTTTAAACCGCTCCTGGACGGACTTTTTTCCGTAACCAGTTTGAGAGTAACCTCTAAACTTCTTCTTCATAAGTATTTCTTTCCGTAGTTCTCCCCGAATCTCTTTTTTAAGTGAGCAGGAGCGAAATGCTTGTGGGCAACAACACCCGACACCCTATTTTCGTCCTTGTCGTGTTCTTCCTTATGCGTCTTCTCATCAATAGGTGTGCGAGACCATCCACCCTTTGGCTCTATGCCGTGTTCCTTACGTAAATGATCAGCAACGGACATATCAAACTTAACGGGTGTCCACTTGAACTGTTTAGGACTTAGGTTCTCTTCGGCGCTCATATTGACATCCATCCCGCATATTCAGCATTAGGATTATCGATACGCCATTGTGACATTAATTTATTTTGTTTATCCCAGTTAATGTCGTGAGTGTCAAAGCCACACTTAGGGCACAGCGTTACGCCCATACTCTTGTAGACATGCTCACACATGGTTGTCATGGGTTCACCTGTCTCTTTGCTATTAATTCATCAAAATCTTTAATCTTCGTGCCGCCACCATATGTCCAAGCATAACCTTCATTGATTAGTTTCT